GTGAGAGGAAGTAGTTTTTGACAATGCTCAAGAAACTTACACAGCTAGATACACTATGGAAACTGTTGCGCTAGCATTCGCGATCACTGAAGAAGCGATCGAGGATAACTTGTATGACAGACTTGCGTCTAGATATACAAAAGCATTAGCTAGATCCATGGCAAATACTAAACAAATAAAAGCAGTTGACCCATTATTAAATGGTTTACCTTCAGTGGGAACTTTCACATCTGGTGATGGTTCTTCATTGTTTGCAACAAACCACCCAACAATAGCGGGAACTGTTTCAAATACGTTGACTACACAGGCGGACCTTAATGAAACTTCATTAGAGCAATCTCTTATTGACATTGCTAAATTGACAGATGAAAGAGGTTTGAAAATTGCAGCAAGAGGAGTTAAAATGATTGTTCCTTCGGAAAATCAGTTTAACGCTGAGAGATTAATGAAATCTCAAGGTAGAACTTCAACAGCTGACAATGATATCAACGCGATCGTTTCTATGGGAATGGTTCCTCAAGGATACAGAGTGAACAATTTCTTAACTGATCCAGATGCGTTCTATATAATCACTGATGTACCAAACGGTATGAAGTATTTCGAGAGAACACCTATCAGAACAGCGATGGAAGGTGACTTCGATACTGGAAACGTAAGATACAAAGCTAGAGAGAGATACAGATTTGGTGTCTCTGACTACAGAGGTATCTTTGGCGTTGAAGGTGCGTAATACTTAAAAATTTAAGGCGGGACACAATCCCGCCTTATTTTAAGAATAGAAAGAAAAAATGCACCCTAAACAATTCAGAGTACAAATTTGTGCATATAAATATTATGCTGATTTTGTTATAACTTCTTTAGACGGCCCCTTGGATATCGAAAATGCCATAGTTGACAAACTAGGAAAAAAAGATATAAAATGGGAATATCTTGGAGAAATGATGAATCCCAAGGTAAATAGAATAACCTATGAGGAGGTTATAAATGGAGGAGATGATGCAACATCTACAGGACCTTTACAAGAAGAAAAGAGGTCTGGATCTTCAATGGGAGCAGGAACATCTCAAAGAGGGTAGATATACCCTTAATATGGTAAAGATCGATAGAGAAGTTAAGAACGTTCTTACCGATATTAAAATGGCAGAAGCTAAAAAAGAGCATCTGCAAAATAAAATTGAGGAAGTGGCTCCACAAGTTTCCGTAGCAACTTAAACAAAAAGCTACATCGTTGGAAAATTTTTATCCGCACTACAGGCTCTCTTGCACTCTATCTAAAACTAGTATATAAATTAATTACTATACAATTAATAATGATATATAGACGAGTATAGTCGACGGCCTAGAGACTATATATCTTAACTAGGAGGATACAATCATGGCAGGAACACACTTTAGAAATCCAATAATGTTTGCTGGATTAGCTAATAACACTAAATGGTTTAAGGATTTACCAGTAGATAATAATCCTAACTACATATGTTATAAAGACGATTTTATTTATAACACTTTACCTTCAGCAGAATGGTCAACATCTATTGCAGATGCTGGTGCATCAGCTGGTATATCTAATGAAGTAGGTGGAGCAGTAACTTTAACATCTGCTAACACTACAGATAACAACGGTCTGGCTTTAGTAAAAACTGCTAACACTTTTCAAGCTGTTGCAGAAACTAGAGATAGCTCTGGAGCAGTCACTAACCCAGGTACAATTATTTGGTACGAAGCGAGAATTCAAAACAATGACGCTAACGCTACTGACTATGGCACTGGATTAGTTGAAACTTTTACTGGAAGTTCTGGATGGAGATCTGCAAACAGAATCTCTATTGAGTCTAACAACGGTGAGCAGTTTTACAGATTTGTAACAAAAAATGCTTCTGGGACAAATCAAGTTCAATACACTGCATACACTATTACTGATAGTGCTTATGACACTGTAGGGTTTAGAGTAGACAAAGCTGGAAAAGTTGAATTTTTTGTTAACAGAGCTTTAGCAGCGACTGTTACATCAAATATTAATACTGATGATATGCAAATGTTTGCAGCTTCAGTATCAGCTTCTGCTTCTGGACAGAGAGTAACAAAATTAGATTACATTAGTGCAACTCAGAACAGAAATGCTTCTGAACTTATTGGTAATATCTAATAAATAATTAACGGGGACTCGACTTGTTTAGAAGAGTCCCCTAAAGATTAAGGAGAAGAATATGCAAACATTTGGAAGCACGGGTGACATTTCTAACGCCAATGTTACTACTGAAAACAAAATTGTAAAAACTGGAAGAACAAGAGCTTTAGGAGTTGTTCTTAACACAACTGCTGCCTCAGGGGATTTTCACTTAAAAGATGGTGGAGCTGCAGGGACAGTAAAATTTAAATATAAAACAAGCGGAACTGCATCTGCAGGTAGTCCAATTGTAATTAATTTCCCTGGACCTATTTTGTTTGAAACAAATTTAACAGTTGCTTTTACTACTGAACACGTAACAGTTTGCTCTGTATTTTATAACTAGGAGGCAAAGTGGCTTTTTCAGGCACAAGTACATTCGAGAAATTTCTCTCGATAGATGATATTATTACTGAAGCTTTTGAAAGATTAGGATTCTTTGATTACTCAGGAAATGATTTAAGATCTGCAAGACGTTCTTTAAATATAATGTTTCAAGAATGGGACAATAGAGGTTTGCATTTTTGGGAAGTAGCAAGAACTGCTATCAGTTTGGTAGAAAATCAAAATGAATATACAATATTTAGATCTCCATCTGATGGAAATGCAAACGGTATAACTACCACTTTATCATCAGGGATTACAGATTCATCCACTACAATTCCAGTAGCATCAACTAAAAATATGAACGCCACTGGTAAGATAAGAATTAATTCTGAAGTGATAACATATACTTCAATTTCAGGTAATAATATTTTATGTTCAGCTTCTGATCGAGGAGCTGACGGTACGACCGCTGCATCTCATACGTCTGGTGATGCTGTGACTAATTTTGTAGACATGGTTTCAGATATTCTTGAAGCTAGTTACAGAAATTCAAGTGACGTAGACACACCACTTTCAAAAATTAATAGATCTCAGTATCAAGCTTTTTCAAATAAAACTTCTACTGGTCAGCCATCACAATATTTTGTTCAAAGATTTATAGATAAAGTTACAGTGACTTTATATTTAACACCAGGTAGCACACAAGCTGGTGAGTATTTATATTTTTATTATGTTAAAAGAATTCAAGATGCAGGTAAGTATACGAATGAAGCTGATGTTGTTAATAGATTTGTGCCATGTATGTGTGCAGGTTTAGCGTACTACATGGCTATGAAAAAAGCACCACAAAGAATTCAAGAGATGAAATTAATTTATGAGGATGAAATACAAAGAGCATTAGCAGAGGATGGTTCACCTGCAAGTGTTTACATTTCACCTAAAACTTATTACCCAGAGATATAATGGCAAAATTTGCAAAAGGAAAATACGCATTAGCAATTTCAGATAGAAGTGGTCAAGCATTTCCGTGGAGAGAAATGGTTACAGAATGGAATGGGGCTTTTGTGCATATTACAGAATATGAACGTAAACAACCACAGCTAGAGCCAAAACCTTTTGTTGCAGATCCTCAAGGATTAGAGCAAGCAAGACCACAACGTTTTAATTTAGAGACTGGTGGTGGAGGAGGAATTATTGCTGATTTAACTCTACCTGGATCTTTTTCTTTTCAAGATCAAAGTAATAATTCTATGGTGCCAGAAAATCCATCTGATATAAATAGAAGAAGAGAAGCAAGTTTAACTTTAGGAGATGTAGCGGTAACAATATCATGACATATACAGAATTAGTACAAAAAATTAGAGACTATACGGAAGTCACTAGCACAGTTTTAACTGATACTATTGTAAATGGTTTTATTGAAAATGCAGAATTTAGAATTTTAAGAGATGTAGATTCTGATAATAACAGAAGATACGTGTCTGCTCAAATGGTGGCTGGTCAAAGATTTATAGACACACCTCAAAATTTACTTGTTATAAGGTCTGCTCAAATAGTCGATTCTGCAGGGGTTGGAGTGGCTAATGACAGGGATTTTTTACAATATAGGGATACTAGTTTTATGTCAGAATTTAATAATCTAGGAGTTCAGGGAACCCCTAAATATTACAGCAACTGGGATGAAGATACAGTAGTTGTAGCCCCTACACCTGATCAAACCTACACAATACAATTAAATTATATCTTGAAACCAGCTGGATTATCTAGTACAGTTCCTACTACATATTTAAGTTTGCAATTTCCCAACGGACTTTTGTATGCATGCCTGGTCGAGGCATACGGTTTTTTAAAAGGGCCAAATGATCTCTTGCAATTGTACGAAGGAAAGTATAAACAAGTGGTAGAAGGCTTCTCAATAGAACAAATGGGAAGAAGAAGACGAGATGAATATCAAAGTGGTGTTCCTCGTATAGGTAAATAGGAGATAAACATGGCAATAACACAAGCAATTTGTAATTCGTTTAAAAAACAACTACTAGAAGGCGATGCTAATTTTTCAAGTTCAAGTGGTGACAAATTTAAGTTAGCTCTTTATACTTCTTCAGCGACTCTAAACTCAGCGACAACTTCATTTACAACCACGAACGAAGTTAGTAACAGTGGTCAATACACTTCTGGTGGAGGAGCACTTGTCAATTTAGCAACTTCAATAACAGCTGGCGTAGCAAGAGTAGACTTTGCAGATAGATCTTTCACTGGAGTTACTATAACTGCAAGAGGAGCATTAATCTATAATACATCATCAGCGGTGACAAACGCATCTGTATGTGTCTTAGATTTTGGAGGAGATAAAACAGCTACTTCAGGCGTATTTACAATTCAGTTTCCACCACAAACATCAACCGCAGCGATTTTAAGAATCTCTGGTTAAGTAGGAGGTAAACTCCTATGGCAGGTTGGTCACAAAATACCTGGAATACAGGTTCTTGGGGAACGGGCGTAGATAATATCGTTATCCCTACGGGGATTCTTGCGACCACTGCAGCTGGTTTTTTAACAACCAATTCAACTGTCGAAGAAGGTTGGGGTAGAGATCAGTGGGGTGCAAGAGCATGGGGTAATCCAAGTCAAATTGTAGTTCCTACCACACCCGAAGATGATCTCACTGCATTTTTAGGTTCTGTTTCTATTACAGCTGAAATTAATGCAGGTTGGGGTGCAAAAAATTGGGGTGATAATGCTTGGGGTATAGCTGGAAATCTTCTTGCCACAGGTTTTCCTTTGACAGGGGCTTTAGGTAGTCCAACAATTCACATTGATGTAACTGCCACCACTTCAACAAATAACGGTCAATTAATGACCGCTAGTCTTGGAACTAATACAAATATAGATATTCAAACAAAAGTATTTCCGTCAGGTTTTCCTTTAACAGGTGCGCTAGGAACAGCTGACGCTGGCCCTGATGCAATGGCTACAGGTATTGCAATGTCCATGGGACTTGGAACTATTGAAGCCTTTAACCAAACTGGTTGGGGCAGACAGTTTTGGAATGTAAATGCATGGGGAGTTGAGGGTCAATTTGCAAATGTTGATGTAACAGGTGTTGCAATGACAGCAGCCGTAAGTGCACCACAAGCTGTTAAGGGAGATGCTAATTTACAATTAAATACTTTAAACGTAGCACAAGCGACTCTCGGTAATGTAGATCCAGCCCCTGATGCAATGATCATCGGTCAAGCGATGGTTGCGAATTTAGGTAACGCCGCTGGTCTAGCTGGAGCAGGAGCAGATCCAACTGGACTTCCAATGACTGCTACTTTAGCTAGTGTTACAGCCGTTCCAAGTCAAGAAGTAAATGTAACAGGCATAGCCATGAATGCTCAATTAGCTAGTGTGACAGCTATTATTCACGTGGATGTTTCAGTGACTGGTTTAGGGTTGACTATGGCTCAAGGAAATGGTAATGCTCTAATCTGGAACGAAGTTAATACAGGTTCAGCACCTATAGATCCTCCAGGTTGGCAAGAGGTGGCTGCATAAAGAGTTTGACACAAACTCATTATTTTAATAAAATGAATACACAAGGAACAAAATATGGCGAATTCAACATCTGCTAACCTAAAACTTACAGTTCAAGCAACTGGTGAAAATTCAGGAACTTG